TTATTTTAACGGGAGGTGCAAAAAGATTATGGCAAAAACAACTACGGAGTTTCAGCTGGTATCCACAGAGAAGCTGATTCCATATATCAACAATGCCCGGACGCATTCGCCGGAGCAGATTACAAAGCTGCGCTCCTCTCTCAGAGAGTTTGGCTTTATCAATCCGGTCATTATCGACCGGGAATACAATGTCATCGCCGGCCACGGCAGAATCGAAGCGGCAAAGGCTGAGAACATCACGGAAGTACCTTGTGTATTTGTGGATCATCTGACCGATGCCCAGAAGAAAGCATACATCCTTGCGGACAACCGTATGGCAATGGATGCCGGGTGGGACGAAGAACTCCTGCGCGTGGAGATTGAAGCTCTGCAGGGTGCAAACTTTGATGTATCTCTCACAGGTTTTGACAACGATGAAATTGCTGACCTTTTTGCCGGAGAGGAAGATGGTGCGGCGAAGGACGATGATTACGATTTATCTGCTGCTTTGGAGAAGGCGGCTTTTGTGCAGCGGGGTGATATCTGGACGGTGGGCAGACATCGTTTGATGTGTGGGGATGCCACTTCTGCTGAAGATGTGGCTGCACTGATGGACGGAAAAAAGGCAAACCTCATCGTGACGGACCCTCCGTATGGAGTTTCCTTCAAATCTTCCGATGGACTGACCATTCAGAACGATTCCATCAAAGGGGACGATTTCTACACATTTCTGTATCAAGCGTTCACCTGCATGGCGGAGCATCTGGAAAGCGGCGGCGCTGCCTATGTGTTTCATGCGGATACGGAAGGGTTGAATTTTCGCAAGGCTTTTGTGGATGCCGGATTTCATCTGGCAGGGTGTTGCATCTGGGTGAAGAACTCCCTTGTTCTGGGCAGGAGTGATTATCAGTGGCAGCATGAGCCTGTGCTGTACGGCTATCTGAAAAACGGAAAGCACCACTGGTACTCTGACCGCAAGCAGACCACCATCTGGAATTATGACAAGCCAAAACGCAATAAAAACCATCCGACTTCCAAACCGCTCGACCTTTTGGGTTACCCCATCGGTAATTCCAGTCAGGAAAACGGCCTTGTCATTGATACATTTGGCGGCAGCGGTTCCACGCTGATGGCCTGTGAGCAGATGAACCGTATCTGCTGTACGATGGAGCTGGATGAAAAATATGCGTCTGTCATTCTCCGCAGATATGTGGAGGGCACCGGAAACGCAGACGGTGTGTATGTGATCCGTGACGGAGAGAAGATCCCATACTCGGCTTTGGTAAAGGAGGTCGAGACAGATGAACAATAAAACCAACATGACCCTCGGAAGCCTGTTTGATGGCTCCGGGGGTTTCCCTTTGGGCGGACTGATGAACGGTATTACTCCACTCTGGGCTTCAGAGGTAGAGCCGTTTCCTATTCGAGTGACCACCAAACGGCTGCCGGACATGATGCACCTGGGTGATGTATCGGCACAGAATGGTGCCAATCTTCCTCCTGTGGATATCATCACTTTCGGAAGTCCGTGCCAGGATATGTCTATTGCAGGAAAGCGGGCGGGACTGGATGGCTCCCGTTCCAATCTGTTTTATGAGGCCATCCGAATCGTGAAAGAAATGAGGTGTGCAACCAATGGAAAATATCCAAGATTTATCGTGTGGGAAAATGTCCCCGGAGCGTTCTCCTCGAACAAAGGCGAAGATTTCCGGGCCGTCCTTGAATCCATATGTGCAGTTAAAGGCGGTTCCGTTTCTGTTCCTGTCCCTCCAAAAGGAAAGTGGACAGGTGCAGGACATCTCGTGGGAGATGGATTCGATATTGCCTGGAGAACAGTCGATGCTCAGTATTGGGGAGTACCCCAGAGAAGAAGACGCATCTACCTTGTCGCAGATTTTGCAGGCGAATGTGCCGGAAAAATACTATTTGAGTCAGAAGGCCTGTCTGGGTATCCTCCGCAGAGCTTCTGCCCGTGGAAAGGAACTGCCGGAGATTTTGAAGGCTGCGCTGGAGAGACAGGCACACTCTGCCTGAATGACCAGGGCGGCAATCGAATGGATGTGACGGAAGACAAGACCTGCACTCTTCGTGCCGAAAGCCATCATCCGCCATTAGTGTTTGAAAACCACTCCCAGGACAGCAGATACACAGGCCCCCTGGATGTGGCACAGACCGTTCTTTCCACCTTTGGAACCGGCGGGAACAATCAGCCATTTGTGGTGGAAACTCCAAAAACGCTGAAAATCCGCTCCGGCTGCGAGGGCGGCGGCAAGGGTGCGCTGATACAGGATAATCTTTCGGCAACCCTCGCTACCAATAATGACCAGACCCTTTTTGTGCCGAAAGCCTATGGAGTGTGTGCAAAGAGCAGCCATTCCATGATGTCGGACAATCCCCACAGCGGATTCTATGAAGCGGACACTTCCCGATGCCTTGACCAGAACGGCGGCAATCCAAACTGCAACCAGGGCGGCATTGCTGTTGTAGCGGTACAGGGGTCGATGATTGGACGCAAGGATGAAAATGGTCCGCAGGGTGACGGCGTGAATGAGGATGTCAGCTTTACTCTTAATACGGTTGACCGCCATGCGGTAGCTTACGGCATCGATCGTGCAGCGTGTAACCAGGGAGAGAATGCAAAGTACGGATTTTCCGTAGATGAGGAAAGACAGCCTACGATGGTGGCAAAAGGTCCTGGAGCGGTGGCAGCACCAACCTGGTCTTCCAGCAAGGCATCGTTCTTTACCTCTGCAGAGGAAGAACTGGCAAATACGCTGGTGGCTACGGATTATAAAGACCCGCCTATCGTAAATGACGAGGACGATGTGAACTATATCGTTCGCCGTCTGACTCCGACTGAGTGTGCAAGGCTGCAGGGATTCCCGGATTGGTGGTGTTCTGACCTCGGCACGATTCTCCCCACGCAGGAAGAACTGGACTGGTGGGCGGAGGTGTTTGAAACGCACAGAAAAATCTGCGGAACTTCTGCGAAACCAAAAACACGAAAGCAGCTCTTTAAGTGGCTGCAGGACCCCTATTCGGATTCGGCGGCATATAAAATGTGGGGCAACGGTGTGGCCTTGCCAAATGTCTGCTTTGTGCTTTCCGGCATCGTGTACTATACACAAAACCCTCCCGTGTAATTCGACAGTATTCTACACCGAAATCGCTTGCTATTACTGGGTTTTAGAGCGAATATGTCACTACAAAAACAAAGGAGGGCAACACCATGAAAGTTATTTATAACCTTACCGACAGAAAGCCTTTTGTGAAGGCACTGGAGGAAATTACAGGAGCGAAAGCGGTTTATATGAGAACACCGACCTACGCTTACCAAATCGATTATTTTACCGTGACCCGTGAGGGCAACCTGACCTTTGATGACATGGCGGACAGCGAGGAAATCGAACGGGTGCTTGAGGAACTCGACCAGCGCGGTTTCCACTGCGAGAGCGCAGAGTATGATGAACCTCAGCCGGAAATCGACTGTGAGGAGCCTTTGGAAGACTGCCCACCTGCATACGGAACTCCCGAAACAAAGCCACAGGGCGCGGCTGTGGGGCTTACGGTGGCGGTTCCGCTTGACAAGGTAAAGGTCGGCAACCTCACCAGCCTTTTGGATGCCAAGGGCAGCCTGATTCAAAAAGCACTCGCCATTCCTGCTACGCCGATTGAAATCGGTGAGGAGCAGATTTCCTTCCCCTGGTTTTCTGAACTGCCGGATGCAGAGACCACCAAGGCATACACCCATTTCATTTCCGCACTTTGCGAGATGAGCGCCAATCAGAAACGGGTCACAGCCAAGGAGAAAGCGGTGAACAATGAGAAATACGCATTCCGTTGTTTCCTGCTCCGCCTGGGCTTCATCGGCAGCGAATACAAGACGGAACGGAAGATTCTCCTGCAGAACCTTTCCGGTTCATCTGCATTTAAGAGCGCAGAGAAAAAGGAGGCGGCAGACGATGAGATTTCCGAGTAAAGAGGTTGTGGACAGGGTACGCAGTCAGTACCCTGTCGGATGCAGAGTGGAGCTGGTGCGGATGGATGATGTGCAGGCTCCGCCGATTGGGACAAAGGGTACGGTGACGGGTGTGGATGATACGGCATCGGTTCTGGTGCATTGGGATAACGGCAGCCATCTGAATGTGGTTTACGGCGAGGATTCTGCGGTGAGAATCGAGGAATAAAAAGCTGTAAATACACCAGTTTTCCAACATCATCTTTGTGCAGTATATTCTCCGAAATTGACTTGATAATATGTGCTTTTAGAGCGAATATGTCACTACCGAAAGGGAAAACACACAAGCCAAAAACGGAGGAATTACCATGAACGAGAAAATCACAAGACAAATCGAAGAAATGAAAAAGCAGACCATCGGCGTTGAGGTCGAAATGAACAGCATCACAAGGGACAAGGCAGCGAGGATTGCAGCCACCTACTTCGGCACAGAAAGATACGAAAGCACGGCGGGAAGAAACGGCTACAGCACCTGGTCGGCTTGGGATGCACAGGGCAGAGAATGGAAATTTCAAAAGGACGTCAGCATTGCCGGATGCGACAGCGAAAAATGCGAGATGGTCACCCCAATCCTGACCTACAGCGATATGGACACCCTGCAGGAACTGCTCCGGCAGCTCCGCCACGCAGGAGCAAAGAGCGATGCTTCAAGGGGATGCGGAGTTCATATCCACATCGGAGCAAACGGACACACCCCACAGACCCTCAGAAACCTTGCGAACATCATGGCAAGCCACGAAAGCCTGATTGCAGAAGCCCTTAACCTTGACCGGGGACGCATGAACCGCTACTGCCGCACGGTTGACCCCAACTTCTTAAAAGCGGTCAACAGCAAAAAGCCAAAGACAATGGCACAGCTTGCAGACATTTGGTACACGAGCCAGAATGCCAACTACGGCAGAAGCCACCACTACAATGACAGCCGCTACCATATGCTGAACTACCACGCAACCTTCACAAAGGGAACGGTTGAATTCCGGCTCTTCCAGTTCGATGAGCCGACCGCAGACCGCAGGGGCGGACTTCACGCAGGACAGCTGAAAAGCTACATTCAGCTTTGCCTTGCACTCAGCCAGATGGCGAAAACGGTAAAGACCGCAAGCCCCAAGCCACAGCAGAACGAGAATCCCAAATACGCCATGCGGACTTGGCTCCTCCGGCTCGGATTCATCGGTGACGAATTCAAGACCGCAAGGGACATCCTGACCCGCCGCTTAAGCGGGGATGCATCCTTCAGAAACGGCAGAGCCGCTTGAAGGAACCGCAGGAGATAGCCTCCTGCCACCTTCCCACTGAGATGTGGGAGCGACCGCCTCGGCGGTCTTAAGGTGGTAGAAGGGTGTTCCCTTCGGAAAGGATGGATACGATTATGGAAAAAAGATACTACATTGCCTACGGCAGCAACCTAAATGTTCGGCAGATGAAAATGAGATGCCCTTCGGCACGAATCATCGGCACAGGAGAACTCAAAGACTACGAACTGCTTTACAAAGGGAGCAAGACTGGAGCCTACCTTACCATCGAAAAGAAAAAAGGTTTGGTTGTACCTGTGGCGGTTTGGGAAGTGACAGCGGAGGACGAAACGGCACTTGACCGTTATGAGGGTTTTCCGACTTTCTACTACAAAAAAGAAATGACGATTTCCGTTACTGGAATCAAGTCCGGGAAGGTCAGAAGACGGGATGCTTTTGTGTACATCATGCACGAGGAGAGACCGCTTGGAATGCCAAGTGGTTATTACATTCACACTTGCGGTCAGGGATACGACTACTTTGGATTTGATGAGAAGTATTTACAGAGAGCTTTAGAAATCAGTTGGAGGAACTGCCATGAAGATTGAAGCGTGTGAACGAATTAAAATATGTCCACGGTGTGGGAAAGCCTACCACGGCGCGCCTGCCCTTTCCAGAACGGACAACGAAACGCTCATCTGCCCGGACTGCGGCACAAGAGAAGCTCTTGACAGCATCGGTGTGGATGCAGCGGAGCAGGAGCAGATTTTGGAGACCATTCATCGCACCATGCGCTCATAAATACACCAGTTTCCACCGATGATATTTGTGTAGTTTATTATCGAAAAATAGCTTGATAATATGTGCTTTTAGAGCGAATATGTACCTACCGAAAGGGAAAACAACACAAACGGAGGAAACGAAAATGACCAAGAATAACACAATGACAAAGAAAGCCGAAGCCTACAGACTGCCGAATCCGACCACCCCAGAGGATTTGGAATGCAGATGGAGCAAGGTGCTGACCTTCGGAGAAAAGACCATCATGGCGGGCTACTACTACAACGGCATGAACAAACCCTGCTACTTTGGGGCGGTTTACGAATTCCTGACTGACGATACCACCTGCGAGGGAGCCATTGGACTTAAGGCGGTCAGCGAGGTTGAATTCGAGGATGACGGACACGCCATTGCCTGGGCGATGAACGCTTAAGTAAATCAACAATCAAAAGGTACGGTCCCGGAAGGGGCTGTTCCTCGTACACATAGATTGGCAGGTCGCAGAGATGCGGCTATTTTTATTGCCATTTTTAGGAGGTGACGATACTTGCGAAAATTAAAGAAATACAAACCGACCAAGTTTAAGCTGAAGGACAGCCACTATGATGCGGATGCGGCGGATTTTGCCGTGGCATTTATCGAGAGCCTTTGCCACACCAAAGGCACCTGGGCTGGAAAGCCATTTGAACTGATCGACTGGCAGGAGCAGATTATCCGCGATATATTCGGAACATTGAAACCGAATGGATATCGTCAGTTCAATACTGCCTATGTGGAAATTCCAAAGAAGATGGGCAAATCGGAACTGGCAGCAGCCGTGGCACTTCTTTTGTGCTGCGGAGATGGAGAGGAACGAGCCGAGGTGTATGGTTGTGCCGCTGACAGACAGCAGGCCACCATCGTGTTTGATGTGGCGGCGGATATGGTGCGGATGTGTCCGGCGCTTTCCAAGCGCGTGAAGATACTGACCTCGCAAAAGAGAATTATATACACCCCTACCAACAGCTTCTATCAGGTGCTGTCAGCAGAAGCCTACAGTAAGCACGGCTTTAATATTCACGGTGTGGTCTTTGATGAGCTGCATACCCAGCCGAACAGAAAGCTGTTTGATGTCATGACTAAAGGCAGCGGTGATGCCCGTATGCAGCCGCTGTATTTTCTGATTACCACGGCAGGGACGGACACCAACTCCATCTGCTATGAAACGCACCAGAAGGCAAAGGATATCCTGGAGGGCAGGAAGGTTGACCCCACCTTCTATCCGGTGATTTACGGCGCAGATGAAGCGGACGATTGGACAGACCCAAAGGTATGGAAGAAAGCAAATCCCTCCCTTGGGATTACAGTCGGGATTGACAAGGTCAAAGCGGCCTGTGAGTCCGCAAAGCAAAATCCGGGCGAAGAAAACTCGTTCCGCCAGCTCCGTCTGAACCAGTGGGTGAAACAGGCGGTTCGATGGATGCCGATGGACAGATGGGATGCCTGCTCCTTTAAGGTGGACGAAGAAGAACTGGAGGGACGTGTGTGTTACGGCGGTCTTGACCTTTCCAGCACCACGGACATTACAGCTTTTGTATTGGTGTTCCCACCCCAGGATGAAGATGATAAATTCGTAATCCTGCCGTATTTTTGGATACCGGAAGAAACACTGGAACTGCGTGTGCGCCGAGACCATGTTCCCTATGATATCTGGGAACGGCAGGGATATTTGCAGACCACGGAGGGAAATGTGGTGCATTACGGCTACATCGAAAAGTTCATTGAAAGCCTGGGCGAACGGTTCAACATCCGTGAAATTGCCTTTGACCGCTGGGGTGCTGTGCAGATGGTACAGAACCTTGAGGGCATGGGATTTACGGTAGTGCCTTTCGGACAGGGATTTAAGGATATGTCCCCGCCGACCAAGGAACTGATGAAGCTGACCCTGGAGCAGAAACTTGCCCACGGCGGGCATCCGGTTCTCCGGTGGATGATGGATAACATCTTCATTCGTACCGACCCGGCGGGCAACATCAAGGCGGACAAGGAGAAATCCACAGAGAAGATTGACGGTGCGGTTGCTACCATTATGGGACTCGACCGTGCCATCCGGTGCGGCAATGCGGTGACAGAAAGCGTCTACGACAGCAGGGGTATCCTGTGGCTGTGAGTAATATCATGGACGCATTTTGGTTTTACTCATGGTATGATGGTATCAGTGAAAACAGGGCAGGCAGACGGCATCTATTCGGAGGTGCTTTCTTTCTGCCTTTTTGTATGGAAGGACGGTGACTTTTATGGGATTTTTGAGTGGACTTTTCCGGTCAAGAGACCATCCTGTGGAAAACAGCACAAACGGCAGCGGATACCGATTCCTCTTTGGGAACAGTTCATCCGGCAGACGGGTAAATGAACGCTCGGCAATGCAGATGACGGCGGTGTATTCCTGTGTCCGTATTCTGTCTGAAGCGGTAGCGGGACTTCCACTGCATCTTTATCAGTATAAGGAATCCGGCGGCAAGGAAAAAGCAGTGGAGCATCCGCTGTATTTTCTCCTCCACGATGAGCCTAACCCGGAAATGACTTCTTTTGTGTTTCGGGAAACGCTTATGACGCATCTGCTTTTGTGGGGCAATGGTTACGCACAGATTATCCGAAACGGCAAGGGCGAGGTCATTGCCCTGTATCCGCTGATGCCTGACCGCATGACGGTGGACAGGGATGAGAAAGGCCGGCTTTATTATGAATACCAAATGACGGAAAGCGATGCCAAGACCATGAAAAGCGGCACGGTAAGGCTTAGTCCCTGCGATGTGCTGCATATTCCGGGACTTGGTTTTGACGGTCTGGTGGGATACAGTCCGATTGCAATGGCGAAAAACGCCATCGGTCTTGCGATTTCGGCAGAGGAATACGGCAGTAAGTTCTTTGCAAACGGAGCAACACCGGGCGGACTTTTAGAGTATCCCGGCACTGTCAAAAATCCGGATGCGGTAAGGGAATCCTGGGAGAAAGGCTTTTCACAGCACAATTCCCATAAGATTGCGGTCTTGGAGGAAGGCATGAAGTACACGCCAATCTCCATCTCGCCCAATGAAGCACAGTTTTTGGAGACCAGAAAATTTCAGATCGATGAGATTGCGAGGATTTTTCGTGTGCCGCCACACATGGTGGGTGACTTGGAAAAATCCTCTTTCAGCAATATCGAGCAGCAGTCTTTGGAATTTGTGAAATACACACTGGAACCCTGGCTGATGCGCTGGGAGCAGGCAATGTCCAGAGCATTGTTCTCCCAGGAAGAAAAGTCCGCATATTTCATCAAGTTCAATGTGGACGGCCTTCTCCGAGGGGATTACGCAAGCCGTATGAACGGTTATGCTGTGGGAATTCAAAATGGGTTTATGTCCCCTAATGATGTGCGCAGTCTTGAAAACATGGATTTGATTCCTGATGAATTAGGTGGAAACCGATATTTGTGTAACGGCAACATGATCGACATTGCGAGTGCAGGAAAGCAGGTGCATAAAGATGCGAATTGATATGACGGGAAGAAAATATGGTAAATTGACAGTGCTTCGAAAATCAGGAGTATATAATGGACATGATACCACATGGCAGTGTTTGTGTGAATGTGGAAAAGAGGTTAGTGTTCGAGGTAGTTATCTGAGAAACGGTCATACCAAATCTTGTGGAAATTGTAACCAGTATGTAGCGGAGCATGATTATATGCGTTGTTTTGTATCCAGTGGTAGATCATTTATCTTTGATGCAACTGACTATCATGACATTAGAAATTATAAGTGGTCGGTATCAAAGGATGGATATGTACTCGGATTAGGGAAAAATGGACAGAAAGTAAAATTGCATCGACTTCTTTTAGGAAATCCTCCAAATGTGGTCGATCATATAAACGGAAATCCAAGTGACTGCAGACGGTGTAATTTACGAACTGCAAGTCAGCATCAAAACACACAAAATGCTAAAATACCTAAATCCAGCACAACAGGATATAAAGGAGTTTGCTACGATAAAAGAAAAGGAAAATATATGGCACATATTCATCCGAACGGAAAAATGAAATTTCTTGGATATTATGATAATCCCAAAGAAGCTGCACTTGCTTATGACAAGGCGGCTTCTTTCTATTTTGGCGAATTTGCAAGATTGAATGGACAGGAGGTGAAGAAAGATGTCAAGACAAAAGTTTTGGAACTGGCGGGTTAGAAATATATCCAATGAGTCGGGAGAAGAAATGAATGAAAGAGTGTTGTTCCTTAATGGGACAATAGCAGAATCCTCGTGGTTTGACGATGATGTCACTCCTCAGCTGTTCAAGGAAGAACTGAACTCCGGCAGCGGTGACATCACGGTATGGATTAACTCACCCGGCGGTGACTGTGTGGGGCTGCCCAGATTTACAATATGCTCATGGACTACAAGGGCAATGTCACGGTAAAGATTGACGGTATTGCCGCAAGTGCGGCATCAGTCATTGCGATGGCAGGCACAAAGGTACTGGTGTCTCCCGTGTCCATGCTGATGATCCACAACCCGGCAACCATCGCCTTTGGAGATACAGCTGAGATGGAGAAAGCCATTTCCATGCTGTCCGAGGTGAAGGAGTCCATCATCAATGCCTATGAGATCAAGACCGGGATGAGCCGTGCGAAGCTGTCCCATCTCATGGATGCAGAGACCTGGATGGATGCCCATTCCGCTGTGGAGATGGGATTTGCCGATGAGATTATGACCAGGCAGACAGATACCGAGGATATGGAAGTGCCGCAGGTAAGCATGGTGTTTTCCCGTGCGGCGGTCACCAATTCCCTCATGGACAAGCTGGCTGCCAAATGCAGAATACAGCCAAAGGCTGAGAAACCAAAACTGAATGCCGATTCCGCATTGGAACGGCTCGAACTTATTAAAAATTGGAGGTAAACGATTATGACGATTCAGGAATTGAGAGAAGCAAGAAGCAAGGCATGGGATGGCGCTAAGGCTTTTGTGGAAAGCAAGCGTGACAAGGACGGTCTTCTGTCTGCGGAAGATGCAGCTGCCTATGCGGAAATGGAGCAGAAAATCAAAGATTACGGCGCTGAGATCGAGCGCCAGGAGCAGATGGAGGCTATGGAGATGGAACTGAAGAAACCTGTGAATACTCCGCTTACTTCCCGTCCTTCCGGTACGGTGAAGAATACGGAGATTAAGACCGGCCGTGCATCGGACGAGTATAAGACTGCTATGCTGGATGCAATCCGCAGCGGCTTTAAGCGTGTGTCCAATGTGCTGCAGGAGGGCGTGGATGCTGACGGCGGTTATCTTGTGCCGGAGGAATATGACCGCCGACTGATCGATGTGCTGGATGAGGAGAATATCATGCGTGGCCTTGCCACCAAGATTACCACCTCCGGGGAGCATAAAATCAATATTGCGGCAACGAAGCCTGCGGCATCCTGGATTGAGGAAGGCGGCGCACTGACCTTTGGCGATGCCACCTTTGACCAGATTCTTATGGATGCCCACAAGCTTCATGTGGCAATCAAGGTGACCGAGGAGCTGCTTTACGATAATGCATTCGGTCTGGAGAATTATATCATCACCCAGTTCGGCAAGGCACTGGCAAATGCCGAGGAGGATGCCTTCCTCAATGGTGACGGCACCGGAAAGCCTGTCGGCATCTTTGCGGAAACTGGCGGCGGTCAGACCGCAGGTACTTTGACGGCGGCAATCAAGTCCGATGATGTTCTGGATCTGGTGTATGCCCTTAAGCGTCCGTACCGCAAGAGCGCGTCTTTCATTATGAATGACAAGACTCTTCTTGCGCTCCGCAAGCTGAAGGACAACAACGGCCAGTACCTCTGGCAGCCGTCCTATCAGGCAAATGAACCTGACCGTGTGCTTGGGTATGCCGTGCATACTTCCGCTTTTGCACCGGAGAATGCCATCGCCTTTGGTGACTACAAGTATTACAACATCGGTGACCGCGGCAGCCGTTCCTTTAAGCAGCTGAATGAACTGTTTGCAGGCAACGGTATGATCGGTTATGTGGCAAAAGAGCGTGTGGACGGCAAGCTGATCCTGCCGGAAGCCGTGCAGATTTTGAAGCTGAAGTCTGAGTAAGGATAAGGCCGTGTCATTCCCTCACGGGATGGCACGGCACATTTTGGGAGCGAGGTGGTGATAGATATGCTTGTATCTTTGGAAGAAATGAAACAGTACCTCCGTGTGGACGATGAGGACGATGATTCCCTCATTACCTATCTGATGGGAAGTGCGGAAAAAATCTGTATGGATATCATGCGTACCGATGATGCGGATGCGTTTGCATCCGAGCCAAATGCGAAAGCGGCGGTCATGTATACCACGGCCTATCTGTATGAACATCGTGAAGATGCTGACCATCATGCCCTGATGATCACCCTTCGCTCCCTGCTCTTTGGCAGTAGACGGGAGGGGTTCTGATGGAGATTTCTTTGCTGAATGTACGCATTACCATTCAGAAGCAGGAAACGGTGGTGGACGAGATTGGAAACCACACAAATGCCTGGACGGATTACTTCTCCTGCTATGCCACTGTCAGCGGTGAGGGTGGAAAAGAAGCTACGGCAGCAGGTACTACGGTGGATGAGTCTGATATCAGTTTTACAGTCAGATATTGTCGAACTGTGTCGAAAATCAATAACACAGAGTTCCGAGTGCTGTTTGACGGAGAGATTTATAACATCCTCGCCATCGACCACATGAATTACAAGAAAAAGTGCCTGAAATTCAAGTGCCAGAAAGTGAGGCGGTGATATGGCAAGCGACAGAGTGACCATTGACAACATGGCGGCTGCCATCATGGAAGGCCTGCAGGAATATGCAGACCTTGCCACCGATGATATGAAAAAGGCTGTAACAAAAGCCGGAACAACTGTCCGCAAGGAAATACAGGCAAATGCTCCATCCGACACGGGTGCCTATGCGAAAAGCTGGACAGTGAAGAAAACCAGGGAAACCTCAAATTCTCTTGAGGTGACTGTTCATTCTAAAAACCGTTATCAGCTGGCACACCTTTTGGAACATGGCCATGCCAAGCGTGGCGGTGGCAGAGTGGCAGGTAAGGCACACATTGCTCCTGCGGAGGAAAAGGCAGTTACGGTTTTGGAGCAGGAGATCGAGAAAGCACTGAGAGGATGATGGGATGGAAGAACTGCTTGCAATCTTAAAGGAGTGCGGTATCCCTTTTGCCTATGATCATTTCGCAGAGGGAGAATCGCCTGACCCGCCGTTTATCTGCTACCTGCTCCCCGGCAGCGATAACTTCGCTGCGGACGGGAAAGTGTATTACAAGATAAATGAGGTGCGGATAGAACTGTACACCGATAAAAAAGACCTGGCGGTGGAACAGCAGTTGGAGGAAGTGCTGGACGCACACTCCATTTTTTATGACAGGTCTGAAACGTGGATCGACAGCGAAAAGCTGTATGAGGTCCTTTATCAATTTGAACAGGAGGGTATCAACAATGCCTAAGAAAAATAAGGTGAAATTTAATATCTGCAACGTGCATTATGCGTTGCTTTCCATCGATGATGATGGGAATGTATCCTTCGGTACTCCGGTGGCGATGCCCGGTGCGGTATCTTTGTCCCTGGACCCGAACGGTGAGCCGTCCATCTTTTATGCGGATGGCTATGCCTATTACACCATTTCCAACAACATGGGCTATGAGGGCGATCTGGAACTGGCAATGGTGCCGGAGAGTTTCCGTACCGATATTCTGAAGGAATCCTTGGACAGCAATAATGTCCTGGTGGAGGATGCCAACGTGGAGACGGAGCGCTTCGCCCTGCTCTTTGAGTTTGACGGCGATGTGAAGAAAATTCGCCATGTCCTTTACAACTGCTCGGCAGCACGTCCGACCATCGAGTCCAGCACCAATGAGGATGAGATCGAGGTGCAGACGGAAACGCTGTCTGTGACGGCATCTCCTTTGGAGGGCGGCTATGTGAAGGCTCGGACTTCCGACACCACTACGGAAGACGCCTACAACAACTGGTACAAGCAGGTTTATCTTCCGGCGGCTGCGAACGGCACTACGGACACGCCTGCCACAGCCAGTGCTGCATCAGCTGATGTGCCTGCCGCAGCCAGCGAAACGGCATCGACTAAATCAGCAAGTACCAAGAGCAAGGCATAAGGAGGAATGAACTATGAGCATGAAACAGAATATTGAGATTGACGGCAAGCAGGTGGTTTTTAAGGCATCTGCTGCCATTCCCCGTATCTATCGGATGAAGTTTCATCGTGATATTTATAAAGACCTGCGTGTCCTGGAAAAGAGCATCGGTGATGGGGATGAAGGTAGTTCCAATCTGGACGTCTTTTCTCTTGAGATGTTTGAAAATATCGCCTATGTGATGGCGAAACACGCCGACCCCAATATCCCGGACACACCGGAGGAATGGCTGGATGAGTTCAACACTTTCTCTATCTATCAGGTGCTGCCGAAGCTGATTGAACTGTGGGGGCTGAATACACAGACGGATGTGCAGTCTAAAAAAAACTTCGCCCAACAGACCGTGAAATGACAACGCCGCTGTTCCTGCTCCGGTGTGTGCAGCTTGGCCTTTCCATCCGGGATTTGGATTTGCTGACGATAGGAATGGTCAATGATATGTTCGCTGAGAGCCGGAATGATGAATACAAAGGCTATAAGGAAATTGCCCAGCAAAGTGATTTTGATGTCTTTTAGAGGTAAAAACAGCACAAATTATCCGGAAAAGACTGGCAGTTATTTCACTTGCTATGGTGGAAAACGTATTGTAATATGCTCACCACAAAGGAGGTGAGCAACATGGCAGTGCGGGATATTGTGGAAGACTGTCTGGATGAGATCGTTGAAAGCCATCTGGCTGTGCTTCGTGCGAATGACGAGGAATACCGGGAAGTTAATAAGGAACTGGTCAAACGCAGCGAGGAAGTCAAAGTGCAGATGGATAAACTGAGCGATGATCAGCAGAAGGTATTTAAGGAATACAGTGACACTCGGAATCAGCAGGAGGCGATGAACAACAGCTTTTTGTACCGGATGGGACTATTGGATGCAGTGCATCTGCTTAAAGTCATGCGTGTTCTGTAACAGAACCAATTATAGTTGAAGCTTGGCATTCGTCAGAAATGATGGGTGCCTTTGTTATGCCCGGAGCAATCCGGGCTGTTTTTCTGCCTGAAAATACGAAGGGAGGTGTGTATCATGGCAAACCGTATTAAGGGAATTACAGTGGAAATTGGCGGTGATACCACCAAACTACAGACTGCCTTAAAAGGGGTCAATTCCAATATCAAAGATACCCAGAGCCAGTTGAAGGATGTGGAGAAACTCCTGAAGCTGGACCCCGGCAACACAGAGCTGCTTGCGCAGAAACACAAGCTGCTGGGGCAGGCCGTTGGCGAAACGAAGGAAAAGCTGGAGACACTAAAAACTGCCGCAGAACAGGCAAACACAGCACTTGCCAATGGCGATATTTCTCAGGAGCAGTATGATGCCCTACAGCGTGAGATCATCGAGACAGAACAGAGTCTGAAAGATCTGGAAACACAGGCCAATCAGTCGGCAACAGCAGTACAGAAGATTGCCACGGCTGGGGAAAAACTGAAAACTGCCGGAGATAATATCTCCTCTGCCGGGGAGAAACTGCTCCCGGTGACAGGAGCCGTTGCGGGACTTGGTACAGCGGCTGTGACTACGGCGGCAAACTTCGAGTCCTCCATGTCCCAGGTGCAGGCTACGATGGGCATCACCAAAGACTCTATGTCTGAGGTAGATGGGCAGACCGTCAATACAATGGACACCCTGGGTGATTTGGCAAAGAAGATGGGTTCCGAGACGGCCTTCTCCGCAAGCGAGTGTGCTGAGGCATTAAACTACCTGGCATTGGCGGGTTATGATACGCAGGAGATGTGCGATACCCTGCCAACCGTTCTGAACCTTGCAGCGGCGGG